CCACTACACAACAACAGGTAAGCACACTGGTATTCGTGCAAATCAAGCACAAGAACTGGCAGATACCAAAGCCTATCAAGAAAAATGGGTTCCCACAGATCGTGAACAACAGATCATGCGGGAAACATTGCTAGGTAAGAAAGATGCCTCAGATACTTCCCTAGTTGAACGAGAAACGCAGCGGTATGTCGACGAAGAAGGTGAACTTCGTTTCGGCGCTCTAGTGTCCGATACGTTAAAGCAATCTCTGGAAGAACTGAAGAAAGCAAAATGGAAAGAAACACAAGCAGACTTTCTTTCTAAGATGCCGGAGTTTTCGGAAGTCTACAACTTGAGCAATAATTTATCTAACTCCATCCTGGGTGATACCGGTGTTGGTGGTTACTTGAATTTAATGGGTGGCGCCAAGGCAGAAGAAAAATTTACCAAAGGATTGAAAAGCGCCCTTGGGATGGGGAACACTGTTCAATACAACTGGCAACAATGGTTTGACAACGTTCTCACAAAACGCTACGAGACACTTGATAAAATTGAAGACCCACTGGATGCCACCAAGCAATACAACGTAGATAAACAGTTTGCGGAAAAATACATTAACGATTACCTCAAACCACGCTTCAACACATCCAAGTCAATGTCTGAATTTATGAGTTATTTGGATGTACTTGATAGCGAGCAGAATATCTTACAGACACAAACAGTGTCCAATAAATTAAAAGAACTTGGAACACAAAAGGCTCAAGCATTTATTAAAGACTTGGCTTCAACCGGATCTGTGCGTTATTTTGACCCTGAGTTTTATTTCAATCCAGCAGGTAATGACACCAAAGAAGCACTTTATAAAACACAAAAAGAGGATGTCACCAAAGCTTGGGAAGAAGCAAAAACAAATCCCACGGGGATGGCAACGAATGATCTAACTTGGGAACAGCTTGCTTATCAGTACGGAGTTGATTTAAACAATAAAGAACAGTTTGCGAAACTGCATTATCAAACCCTAGGCAAAGATAAAAACTATGATGCCGCATCTGATGCTTTAACAAATACCGATTTAATTAACTTCATTGAAACAGACCTTGCTAATACCTTATCAACAGCAGAAAAGAATTATGGATCAAACGTCTTCCTTGAATTTGTAACGCCAGAGCAGCTGGCTAATGCCATGCTTGGATCTGTTGATCCAGCCAAAACGCCAGAACTCTGGAAAGAAACGTTAAATAAATACGGTATTAAAGACACCGGTCAACCAATCGAAGAAGTTAAAAAATTATTGATGCAAACCGTCAGTACAATTCCTGCTGAAACAATTCGTACTGCCATTGAAGACTTAAATAAACAAAGCAAGACACCAACACAAGAGCTTCTTGGTATCGAATACATTCAGCGGCCAGAAGACGCAAAAACTGTCAATACCAAAGGCGAAACAATGCTTTATAACGTGTTTAAGAACGCTGGCTTCCAAGGGAGTGAAGATGAATTTTACACTAATTTCATGAGCGACGTAGATAGAAGTGAAATGGAATTGTTGACGCAAGGGCAAAAAGGAACAAGCCAAGAAAGCAACATCTACTCAGGTTTGACAAGTAAAGATCCTTTTGAAGCTATGTTCTCAATGGAGAAACTATTTGATACAACCTCTGGTGCAACTAAATCAACTAGCACGACACCAAGTGAAACTAGCAAATCAAGTTATCTTACAATGTTGGAAGATGACACAACAGAAAACAAGAAATCAAGTAGCGGACAACAGATACTTGACAGCTTTACTTCTGCATTTAAAGGATTCTTCTAATGGCAGCTGAACGAAAAAAAGCAGCAAAAGCGGCCAAGCTTGCAAAAGACAAGATGGCTTGCAACAAGCCACAACGGACACCTGGTCACCCAACTAAATCACATGTAGTAAAAGCTTGTAAAGACGGAGAAGAAAAGATTATCCGCTTTGGCCAGCAGGGTGTAGAAGGCGCTGGTAAAAATCCACAAACAGCTAAGGATAAAGCAAGGAAAAAGTCATATTACGCAAGACATAATGCTCAAGATCCCAATCCCAGCATTATGTCTGCCCGATACTGGTCGCACAAGGTGAAATGGTGATGCAATTAGCAGGAAAGTACCAAGATCTTCGGCAATGGTCTGAAACACCAGAAGCAACTGGTGGTGAGTATCCAACGTTGCGACAAGGATTAAACCAGCAACTTAACGTATTAAAAACGGCTACACCTGGCTCGGAAGAGGCTATGCAAGCCATGATTGCCATTAGCGAAATTCAAAATGCAATTAAAGAAATTACTGCTGCAGATAGGAAAAATTATTCCAAAGCCCCTCCCGGAAGCGACCCGCGAGATTATCCGTTGGAATACAATACCCAAGGTAAACCAGTTTTTTGGGCGAGCCAAGCATTGCCTCTAGGTGTTACGATTGACGAGGATATCAAACAAGGTAACTGGCGTGGCAAAACCTAAATCAACCGCAGTCCGTCTTGAGTCCAAGCCCAAGAAAACTCGTCAAGGACAAGGTCGTAATTCTTTACCTAACCATGGCCGTAAAAAGATGAGGGGCCAAGGTAAATAAAAATTATGTATATTAGGGGTAATAATAGTTACCCCTATGTCGGATCTTTCGCGTGCCGTTAACCTGATTCGTAAATACGAAGGGTTTAACGAAAAGGCATACCCTGATCCGTCCACTGGTGGAGACCCATACACCATCGGGTTTGGAACTCAGTTCTATCCCGATGGTTCCCCCGTCAAGAAAGGTCAGTATTGCAGCCAAGAAAAGGCGTTGGAGTACCTCTTCCATGAGGTCAATATCATTGAGGCACAGCTGCTTACTCTCAACCTTGGACTTGATGACTGCATGCGTCAAGCTTTGATTTCATTTATTCATTCCGTTGGTTGGGAATCTTTTCTCTACAGTCGCATTATTGACCACGTAGAAGCAGAAGACTTTGCTGGTGCCACGGGGGAGATTGGCCGCTGGATCTTTGATGAGAATTACAAAGTCATTGGTGGCCTATTGGATCGACGGAGAGAAGAGATGGGCCTGTTCCTACGGGAAGTTGACACCAGCCCCTGGGCCTCCACTGAAATTTTGTTGACGGCGTTCCGCAATTACACGGCAGCTCCCCATGAGGTAAAAGCGATTCGGACCCTGGAAGAACGCATCAACCCGTACATCCTTTCCGAGTTTGCCAATAGCTTTCGCATTGACGACGATCCGTGGACAGATTTTACAGATGAAAGCGTCGATCTGATATTCAATGGCTAGGATTAGAATAATTGCAACTACCACATGCAGAGCGGAATGGAGAGATCAGTTGAACCTCGGGAGTTTGAGCTTCCACTGGAACTACAGTTTTCCATGCGCAAAGCAGAGATTGCAGCAAAAGAGCTGACCTGGGACGAACTCTATTGCGCATTGCTGAACCTATACCACCAGCGGTTAATGGAGTGGTACGCAATTAAAGCGCTTTTGGAAGACGAGAACGTGTCGATTGACTTTGACGTGCCAACCGACATCGAACTAGAAGAACTCGCCGCCGCATGTGTATACGACGACGAGGATGATGACGACGAGCTTCAGCCGTTTTGAGCTTCGTCAAACGCAATAAGACGATCTAAGTACCACTGTGCTTTCTTCAGTGATTCTGTCCCGCCTTTACGCTTCTCACGCCAAATATACTTGGCAATGTTTCCCTTTAGATAGCCTCGCCATTCTTCGGAAGTTAGCTCGGCTTCGATGGCTTCGATGCATTCGATTCCGCCATCGGTGTAATGAGGGGGATGGTTCACAACATCGGGTTTAATCTCCGGTATTGCTTCAATTGTTACGTCCGGTACCTTAAGCCAGGGCACTGGACAAACACCATCCTTACATTCACCAAACTGAATAACGTCAGGAGAAGGAGACGAATCTACCGGAGCAAACCACGACGTTTTGCCGAAAGTAGTTTCTCCTGTTCCCCCGGTTCCTCCAGTTCCAAAACTAAGGTCTTGGGACGAGGAGATGCCCCCATCGCTAAGCCCTGTTCCATTGACGGAATGTAACCCGTCGTTCCGAGCCGTTGTCCCTCGAGATTCAACGGATTCCTTTCGAGTCCCTGCTGGCATGCAACTAAACCTCTGTTGTACATGTCATATAAGGGTACATCATTTTCTTCGTTATCGAGAGGTGCGCCAAAATCTTCTTCATCAAGACAGCGGCAAGCGATCTCATCTTGAACAAAGCTATCTAAAAAGCCAGCGGCAGAATGCATCACGGTTAACAGTTGATTCAGTTCTTTTACAATAATAAGATGGCAAATATCTATAGCCCTACTTACGATCCGAGGCAGAACTCTGGTACCTCTGGGGCTGAGGTTTCAGACTTACGGCCTGAACAGGCATACGACACTGATTTGCGTCGCCTAGATCCAGAAGAACGTGGCGTCATCGAAAGCACCAATGCCAATCAAGACCGTATCGCTCGTTTCATGAAGGCGGCACGGACAGCTGGTGCCTATCAACAACGTAGTGGCATTGCAGAGCCAGCGATTCGCGGTAAGACCCCCAGGACACGAGCATCCATCCAAGGTACTGAGCTACCAACAACGGGTGACTCAGGTGGGCGCAGCGGCGCTGTAGGCTACGCCCGCAAACCAAAGCCTACTTTTGGTAAACCTTTCGTTTAAACCTGAGAAAAAACAACGTTATTCGGTTGATCTTGGTATTTACCCTTCCGATCTTGGTACGTTGTATGACAGGGGTTACCACGATAGAACAGTAATTGCGTGATCCCTTCATTTGCATAGATGCGATTGAAGAGGCCAGTGCAGTTGCTGATTTCAAGCGTCAAGTAACCTTCCCATCCGCTTTCTGCTGGCGTGATATTGACCAGGATTCCAGAACGGGCATACGTCGACTTGCCGACAGCAACCACAGTGACATCACCAGGTAGCTTCAGGCGTTCTTGCGCAACGCCTAGGCAGTACCCATACGGAGGAAGCAAGAAGTATTGACCTCTTTCATCTTCCAGTAGATCTGCAGGTTTTAAAATCTCTGGATCAAAGTTCTTGGGATCGCAATCACCAGCCTGCACCTTGCCAAAAATCAGGCATTGACTAGGTGACAGCCTGATGTCATAGCCATAAGAGCTGAGGCCATAACTAAGAAGCTTGCGACCGTTCTCTTTGCTGATCAAATGATCAACAAAAGGCTCGATCATCTGGTTGTTTTCAGCAAGTTCTTTAATTTCCCAGTCGGCCAGGACGCTCATAAATCCCTGTAATCGTCCTTCAGTATACCGAAATCAATAGAGGATTCTGCCTTTTTCAGAATAAATGTCGATAAAACGTTCGACAGCTTCGCCGCTGTCGTTGAAAGGTGGGAGATAGACCACAAATGACGTGCATGTTTTATGTGGCTTTACTTCATTTCCGATCCGCCGCAACAAAGTAGGTGCAATTTTTAAAATGCACATTGGCAAATCAAAGATTTTTTGTTCGTAACGAATCATGTCAGGGCAGTTGGTAAAGTACACACCTTGCTCTACCTGACCAGAAAACCACTCACGATACAAACGCCTGAACCACACCGCATGGGATGAGGTCAAAGTCAAGGAAGAAGATCGTGTCATCTTCCAACGTTCGTGCTTTTGGTCCCAGAAGTAACAGCCACTGGGAGGAAATAAATAAACTTTCCCAAACCAG